CAGCTTTGGATAATCTTAAAGCTGAAGCTGATGCAAATAAAGCTGCTGTTGCTGCTGAAGTTGCTGCTCGTAAATCTGCCGACACATTGAACGATGCTAAAGTACAAGGTATTGCTGACGATGTATCTAAAATGAAAATTGATGCGGCTCAAGCTAAAGTAGAGAACGAAAAAGCATTAAGCCGCAAGGCGGATCAAGAAACTGTTAATACAGCTCTCGAAGGTAAAGCTACCAAAGCCGAAGTTGCCGAAGCTAAACAAGCTGCTACCGATGCTGCAAAAGAAGCTGCTAAAGCAAATACTGCTCTTACAAGCAAAGCCGATGCTACTGCTCTCGAACCATTAGCAACTAAAGAAGCTTTAAAAGCAGCTAAAGAAGAATTAGCTCAAGCTGTCGAAGCTGCTAAGACTGCTGCGACCGAAGCCAAAGCCGAAGCTAAGACTGGCGAAGCTGTAACCGAAGCTAAGACAAAAGCTGAAGCTGCCGATGCTAAAGCTAAAGAAGTCGAAGCTGCTCTCGTTAATTATGTAACTAAAGCAGTTGCTGATGAAACATATCAACCTAAAGGTGAATATGCTACAAAAGCTGAAGTACAAGCTATCGGTTCTTTAGATCCGACTACACTTCAATCTTTAAAAGATCTAGCTCAACAATTAGCAGGTCACGCTGATTTAACAACTGTTCTTGATAAATTAAATAAAGTATTTACTAAAGACGAAGTTAATGAAAAGCTTGCGACAAAAGCCGATGTAACTGCCCTTGCTGAATATGCAGAAAAAGCCGATATCGAAGCTAAAGTCGAAGCGAAAGCCGACAAAACTAAAGTAGCCGAAGATATCGAAGCTGCTAAAGCTGTTGCTGATGCCGCTATTCGTGAGGTTAATACGACGGCTCAACAAGCTAAAGCTAAAGCGACTGAAAATGCTACAGGTCTTGAAGAATTAAAAACTAAGACTGATAAAGCTGTCGAAGACCTTGGAAAATTAACGACTAAAGTTAACGATCTCGCTCTTAACGGTGGCGCTGGTACAGGCGCTAGCATGGATGCTCAAGCTGTTGCCGATAAAGTTAAAGAAGTTGTCGACGGTATCGTCGCTCAAGAAAAATATATTAGCGAAGCTAAACTTAATCAAAAACTTGCCGATAAAGCCGATGTAAGTGCATTGACTGCAGTTCAAACAAAAGCCGATAAAGTAGCTTCTGATTTGTTAAGCAAAGCTGACGTAAGTGCTCTTGCCGATAAAACTGATAAGTCTGTATTCGAAGCAAAAGCTACCGAAATCAATACGAAGTTAAATACTCTTGAAACAGCTACTGTTCCTAATTTAATTGATACTAAACTTACAGCTAAACTTGCTGGTTATCAAGAAAAAGGCGAATATGTAACTAAAGAAGCTGCTGATCGTGATTATCAACCTAAAGGCGAATATGCTACAGCTGCTGCTTTAGAAGAAGTTAAAACTAAAGCTAATGCTAATGAAGCTTTGATTAACGGTCTCGATAAAGATACCTTGGTTCATACTGCCGATCTTGATACATATGCTAAAGCTGCTAAAGTAACAGAAGATATTGCCGCAGCTGTAGGTGGCTTAGGCGAAACATATTTAGCTAAAGCCGATGCAGATGTATTTGCTAAAAAAGCTGACGTAACGACTGAAATCGGTGCGAAAGCTACCGAAATTAAAAAATATGCTGACGACACATTTGCTACTAAACAACAACTCGATAATGCAACTATCGCTGCTGGTGGTTCTGGCTTGACTCAAACTCAAGTCGAAGGTATTGTCGATAATAAACTCGGAGCATTAAAAGATGCCGTTCAAACTATTGCTAATATCCAATCTGGCGTTAACGATAATAAATCTTCTGTCGAATCTATTCTTTCTGAATTAGCTAAAAAAGCTACGAAAGATGAAGTAGCTGGTAAAGTAGCGACTACCGATTTCGAAGATGCAAAACAAACGCTTAATACAGCTATTACGGCACAAGAAAATGCATTAGCTGCTGCTAAAACTGCATTAGAAAAAGCTATTAACGATAAGTCTGAAGAAGCGGCTGCTGCTTATCAAACTAAAGTAGACTTTGCTACTTGGACTCGTGACGTATACGGTACCGAAATTGCTCGTATTAAAGACGACATGATGACAGCTCAAGAGACTGATGCTGCTATCGATGCTAAACTTGCGACTAACCTTGAAACTCTTAAAGGTATTTTCCAAGTTAAAGGTAATTATTTAACTCGTGAAGATTTAACTAATACTCTTAAAGATGGTTATATCACTAAAAACGAATCCGATCGTTTATATCAAGGCGTAGGTAACTATGCAACTATCGAATATGTCGACGATCAAATCGGTAAAAATAAAGTTAAAATCGATGAAGTAAATACCTCTATCGCAAATAAACTTGACGTAAGTGCTGCGACTAGTTTGTATCAAACTAAAGGTGACTATGTATTGCGTAGTGAACTTGACACGTTAACAACTACTCCGACTTTTACAAATGCTATTAATACAGCTATTGCAGGTAAAGGTTATCTCGATAAAGAAACGGCCGACGGCTACTATGCTCCTAAAGGTCAATATGTAACGACTGAAAATATCGAAGATGCTATTGCTACGAGTGCTGCTGTAACAGCAAAACAAGATGCTCTTACTTTTGGTTCTGGTTTGTCTTATGACTCCAATACTAAAACATTAACAGCATCTGGTGTATCTGTTGACTTAAGTCCATATATTCTTAAAACCGATGCAGTTCTTAAAACTGTATATGAAGCTAAAATTGCTGAACTCGAAACAAAAATTCAACAATTAACAGTTAAGTCTGGTGCAACTACTGATCGTCCTGCTACTCCTGTAGCTGGCCAAATGTACTACGATACCGACTTAAATGCTCCGGTATTCTATAATGGTACCGAATGGAAATCTATGGCGAATAGCGGTACTGGTGTTGCAGTCGAAGCCGACTAATTTAAATATATTATATAGCTATGTTCCCCGCCGTAATGGCGGGGATTTATATGAGGAGTATACTTAATAATGGCTGAAGTTAAAAAATTTTATTACGTAAATGATCCGGATATCATTCTTAAAGATACAAAGGGTATCGCAAGTGATCCGACAGCACGTTATTTGCTTAGCGCACATGAGGTTGTTGAACGTTTAGGAAATAAACTCGATACGATTGATTTACCTACACATGTTCAAACATATCTTCAAGCTGGCGACGGTATTCATTTCGAAGAAGTTATTGGCGAAGATTCAGAACATACGCCACATCTCGTTATTAAAAGTACTGGTGGAAGTGGCGCAGCCACGGATCTTAGTGCTTATGAAACACAAGCACAAGCAGAAGCTAAGTACTTAAAACTTGACGATATTGAAACTAAATTGAAAGAAAAAGGCTTTATTACTCAAGCCGATTTGCAACCGATTCTCGATGCTATTAAAGCATTGAAAGGTGAATAATTATTTTATTTATAATTAGGGGAGAATAATGACATTAATAAATGCATTAGCGTTATTATATAATATTGCTCCTCAAGCAGTCGAAACATTCTTAACGATGTATACGATTATATTCTTTATGTTAATAATCGACACGTTGTTAAGATTGTTCGCTCTTACTTTTTCGAAAAAACCTTTATGGCATTATCGAACTATTATCGATGTATTTTGGGGAGGCTGGGGACAGCAAAAATCTAGCCGCATGTTTTATCGCGGCTTTCTCTTCAAATTATTCGAATATAGTGTTTTAAGTATTTTCGCATTTTTATTAGATGTGATCGTAATACCGACAAGTATTCATATACTATATTTTCAGGATATATTTGATATTATATCTTGGATATGTTATGGTTATATAGTATTAACCGAGTTATTTAGCTTTAAGGAAAACATGAAATTAATTCGTTATAATAACGAAATTATTAATAGTCTTCCTAAAGACGTTATCGATCGCATTACCGATGTCGACTTAAATGTCGTGAAGTTTAAATTAAAAGAGAAAAAAGGTAAGAATACGAAATGAGTAAAATATTTAAAATGATGCTATTTGAAAACGATGGACTTAGTTATACTCGTGTTATTTCCTTTACGTTATTATTATTATTAGTCGGTGTTACATTATATCTAGTAATTACAGGACATAACTGGCAACATTACGATACGTTGGCTAATCTAACTGGTGGCGGTTCTGCTGCGACACAAATTGCTAATAAATTTATTAATAGTAAATATAATAGCGAAGTCGGCACGTATAAGGAAAAGAATGATGCGGAGTAAATATTATATTAAATGGTTAGTACTATGCGGAGCTAATATGCTCTGCATGGCACTATGCTATTTAACAAACTGGTTCGTCGTATTATTTGCCGATAAGTACGGCAATTTACCTAAAATATTTAAATTATGGCAAACTTATGATAACTGTTTAGATATTGCTTGGATGATATACGAGAGGAACATACCGAAATTTGCTCGATACGATTTTAATAAACATTATCTATATCATTACGAGAATAAAGGCGATGGGTATATGATGCCAGGATATGTCGACATACTCGACGATAATTTTACATTAAAAGAAAAGTTTCAGCGGTATATATGTCGATGTGCTTGGTTATATCGAAACTGTGGTTATGGATTTGCCTATTATATTTTCGGTAAATATGTACGCTATCGCGACATAAAAATAATTATCGATCGAAAAGATTTTTTCTTCGCGATCGATACGAAAAATAATATATTTTGTCTTAAAGACGATCGACAATGGTGTCGATATTTTAAGAAAAGTATTTATTTAGGATATAAATTCGCAGGCGTTAAAGGACGTAAATATCCGTTACGATCTATGCTTGCTAATCGTATTAATCTATTTAGACTTGTTAAGTAATTAACAAGGAAAGGATTAATTAAGTGAATAAATTAAAAGTCGAATCTTTAAAAGTTAACGTGTTAAAAGCGTTACAACTAAAAAAGGCGAAAGCCGATAATAAATATAAAGACGATCAGGTGTATATTCAAGAACCTGAAGAAATGATTCAGAATTTTGAAGACATTCAAAATTTAAAAGAATCGAAACAAGATAAACTTAAAGCTGGTAATTCGATTACAATTAGCAGCGATAATGAAATCAATGCCGAAGTCGACCTTAGCCAGTATCATACTAAAACACAAACGGCTAAATTATTTATGGGCCGTGACGAAACATATACAAAAGAAGAAATCGATGAAAAGACCGGTATGAAAGGTTTACGTGCCGGCGAGAATATTTCGATCACGCAAGAAAATGGTAAGCCTAAAATTGCGACGACAATTGCTTATAAATTAAAAGATAAAGTTATGTCGATTGGTAATACGATTTTAGGTAAAGGCACCGCGATTGGTGTTAATGCTTCGGCAACTGGTGAAAATAGTGTAGCTCTTGGTGCCGATTCGGTCGCGACTCTTTCTAATCAAGTATCAGTCGGTAATAGCGAAACTAAACGTATCATCAGTAACGTAGCCGACGGAGTCGAATTAAACGATGTCGTAACGGTCAGTCAATTTAATAAGAAGATCAGTGCGGCACTCGATCAATTAAATCGATTGGCTAGTCAATTATACCCAGTCGGCTCTATTTATATGAACGTAAATAACGTCGAACCTTCTGCTATCTTTGGCGGTACTTGGGAAAAAATGCCGGCAGGTCGTATGCTCGTTAATAGTAGCGACGATTTTGTTTTAGGCCAAATCGGCGGCGAAAAAGAACATCGGTTAACAGAAGATGAATTAGCTGTTCATAATCATAATTTACAAACTAATATATCTTTTACTATTCCGAATGCTGGTGAACATTATCATGCTATCGGCACTATTGTAGATAATAATGGTGCTTTTATTACTAGCGATAGCAATAGAAGTTATAAAAATGGTTTTAAACTTCCTGAAGGCAAATATTGGACTGGTTGGAATGGATCAAATCATGGAAATGATAGATATCCAAAAACTGATAATGAAGGATATAATTTATTTACTAGTATTAATAAACAGTCTAATACTTCTAGCGTAAATAAAGATATTAATGTTAATACGAATAATATCGGTAAAAATCAACCACATAATAATATGCCGCCATATATTGTCATTAATATGTGGAAACGAATTAGTTAATTTAAATAAAAGGAAATATATATGTCAAATAAAATTACAGAAATTTCTGAACAAATTAAAGCATTAAAAGATATTACGTTCGGTGAAATCTTTACGCAACAATTAAAAGCATCGAAAATTCCATTTCCGGAAAAATTCGAACATTATATCGAACAATTAATCGAAAATGCTCAATTTACTCAAAATTCTAAATTAGAAGTATTATCAGCTGATAAGCAAAATGATAGCTGGCATATAGATTTAATGGGACAACCATTTAGCTATATTGAACTTGATAATGAACATTATAATTTCCCGGCAAACGGACGTATAAATATTGTTGTTCCATTAAAAGAAAACGAACCATTTTTCGTTGCTAAGTATACATGGCTTCCGTATGATGAATCTTTCGAGGCTAGTTATACTAAGCCACAAGACGATCAATATTTTAATAGTATTATTAATTCAGTTAGTTTCCCTGAAAAACAAGACAAAGGTACTATCGAAGTTGGTTATTTGATTGGAACTGGTAATAAAGATCAATTATTATTTATTGGAGGTCAACCTTCTATTTCTGGCAATATAGATAATGGTTATACTATTCAAGGATTGCTTCCAGAATTTACATTTACAGTTGGCAATAAAGAATTTACGTCTGATTCTAGCGGTACGATTACGATTACGACAAAAGAAGTTTTTGAAATCGTTAATGCTTATAACGAACAAAGAAGTACATTACCAGTTGTTGGTAAATACAACGGTATTTTAAAAGATCATATCGTAAAAGAAGATGAAGCATCTTTTGAAGAATCTTATAATTTTTTAGATACAAATATATTAAAACCTAGCGACAGTAGTAATAATACATATTATAATAGAACTACCGTACCGTTAGAAGTCGAATATTTAGGCGAAACTTCTACGATTCCGGTCGATGGTTCTAAAGAATTAAATACGACATTCAATACTGTTGAAGAATTAAAGACTATTAAAGCTAATGCTACCAATAAATTTAAAATTAAAAATACGTTTAATTATCCTTGGAATAAAGAATTTACGATCGATAGATTAACTAGTATATTAGATAAAGATCTATTTATTAATTATATTAAGAATAGTCAAGGTTTAGATGTATCGATCGAAGCATTAGGCCAAACATATGGTAATACTAATAATTATGGTCTTTATTCTATTCATAATGGCAATAGTTTTGGTCTGACTAAAGAATTTTTAAAAACTATTCCGGCTGGCGCGACAGAATTAGGCATTACGATTAAAGATACGTTCGATTATCCTTGGAAAACATTTATTAAATGCGATACCGTAACACAAACTATCCTCGATAAAGAATTTTTAATTAATCAAATTAAAAATAATCAGAATAGTATAGCTTTAACGACCGAAGCATTAGGGCAAACATTTAATGATATAAGTAGTGCTTATTATTTTATTAATAGTAATATTGTCACTCCTTCTAAAGAATTCTTAGAAACTGTCGATGAACATACGACAGAATTAGGCGTGACTATTAAAGATGAATTTACATATCCTTGGAAAAAATTCTTACATGTTCAAAGCTTCGACAAGTTTTTAGATAAAAATTATATTATTAATAATTATAGTATTTATTATTCAACGTATGACGATATCGGTTATTATTTTACAGGATATCCTAATTATAGCTATACATTTAATAATAAAGAATTAGTACTTAATAGTAGTTATCAAACAGTTATTTCTTATAAAGATATATATAATTATTTAAAAAATAAAAATAATAATATTCTTTCATTCTCTATCGATATTAACTCTAATTATTATAATAGAATTGTTAATATTGATAATCTCATTAATTTCAATAATATTATTGGTAGAATATTTTATATTAATATTAGCAATAAAACTATAACAAATAAAGCTGGTATTAAAAAATTAAAAGCTTATACAAATAATCCTAATGACGGTATTGTTTATACATTACCTGAAGAAGAAACTTTTTCTTATTATAATTTATTACCGACAGAATTAAAATTTAAAAATAAATTTAATGATGTTAATTCTACTTATATGAATATTGCTGATGATGACTGTACAAATTCAACATTCTTAAGTCAATATATTGCAGCCATTACTTCTGATATGCTAGCAAAAGAAGTATGCTTTAATAACTTAAGTCCAAGTTATAGCGATGGACATCAAAAATTAAGTTTAAATTTAGCTGATAATTTTTCTGATCTTAAACAATATATACTTGATCATTATGAAATTGTTACTGCTAATGGAAATAAATACAATATTACAGAAACATCTGATGGATTTATTATCGACGATAAAATTAAGAATGAAATGTTATTTGCTGGCGATGGTCTTACTATTTCTTTAATTCATAAAAATGATACTAACAATGAATTTATTAAAAAAGAAAATGAGACTATTTATAGTTATAATATTACAAACAATACTAATTTAGTGACATCTATTTATCGAAACTTAGAAACACTAAATAAAGTATATGATAATACTAAAAATGGTTTTAATTTTGAAGAAATTCCAATCATTTATGTAGATGATTATAATTCAGCAGAAACAGCAAATGATGTGCCTAACATAGATTTTACAAAATTTATAGGTATGAAAGCATTATCTTTTATTCATAAAGATAATGCTCAAGAAAGAAAGCTTATTGAACCTGGTGAAGTTATTACATCTATTAATTCATTAAAATATTATTTTGATAAAAACAATAATAGTTGTGCTCATTTTATTGTAAATTATAATACGGCATCTGAATCTAATAAAATATCTGATATTAAAATTAATGATAATTACGGTTTAATTTCAGGCATTCTTTATGGCTACAACGTAGATAATTTAAAGGATAAGGCATAATATATGACATACGAAGAACAATTAAAACAAGTCCGTGATAACGTTATTAAAAACGTATATCCGACTATTCAACAACAAGGTTCTTTGAATACTATGATTACTCTTCATTGGACAGCTGGTCATTATGACCAGTTGTTCGATGATTATCATATGTGTATCGATGGATCTGGAAATGTACACGTAATGCAAGATTTAGACAATAAGGGCGCGCATTGTTATCGAGAAAATACTAATAACCTCGGCATCTCGGTATGTTCGAATTATGGTTCTGAGTTAAATGGCGACGGTTATACCGGATACTCGACATATAATCCTGGTAAAGAACCAGTTAACGCATTACAACTCGAAGCAATGGCGACTGTCGTATATCTATGTTGCGTGACATATGGTTTACCATTAAGTCAAGTATTTACTCATGGCGAACGCTGTTTATTAAGACAAGATTTATACGATTACCCGGCAGAACGTTGGGATCTCGATATTCTCGTACCAGAGTGTCATGTTCGTACCGAAGATGGCATACACACTGCTGGCGGTAATTGGATTCGTAATCGTGCTAGAGAAATTGCATGTATGAATGGGGTCAATTATTTATAATAGAAAGGTTTTTTAATGTCTATTATTTCTGAAATTGCTCAAGGTCTCAGCTCGTTGCTTCGCAAAAACCAAAAGCCGGTTATGCAATATGCTGAGAATATCGCTCTTGTAGCTGAAGTTCCGTTCGATAAGACTAAAGCAAATCAGTGTCAAGGGTTTACGTATAACCCTCAGACTCAAAAATTTATCGTAGCGTGTATTAATTCCGATAGCTCTACACAAATCTTATATGAGTTAAATAAAGATTTTAGTATCGCACGAAGTACGGAGAATACTGGTGCCGATAAATTAGGTCATTGTAATACGCTATTTTATGATGGTAAACTACGAGCTACGAACGGTGCCGTTAACAGTACTCGTATTTATACCGTAGGGGATGATTTAACTCCTGGCGAATATAAAGATTATACCGATAATTTTTATAACGTAGCTTATAATCCTGTTACCGGTCAATATGCTAGTGTTTTACCTGGTGCCGATAACAGTACTCGTAAAATCCGTATTTATGCCGACAGTAATTTAACTGACGGTAAAGAATACACGATAGTGGTAAATGAGAAAAATAACGATTCCAATGGCGCTTTGTTCATCGATAATAAAATTATATTTAGCTTGATGAGACGCATCGTAGAAGTCGAAATTAGCGATAATACGGCTACTATCGTTCGTGAGCTTGAATTCGAACCTAAAGCCGAAATCGAAGATTTCGCTTTTGCGAACGGTGCTATTTATATGGCAGCTAATAGCCATGATTATATTCGTATTTATAAATACGATTTTGCACGAAGTTATTTTAATAATATTAATAACGACTTTTTAAATAACGGTATCATAGTCGGCAATCAGGTTGGCTACCATTGTCAATCTAAAGACGGTACGATTAATTATGTCGGATTAAAAGTTAACGATAAGAATACGACCGAAGTCGGTGATAAGCGTAACGATACGATCGTTATCGGTAAAACGTTAAAACATTGGCCAGGCGGTAACGCATCGTATACGGTTCTTACGACAGAGCATTACGATAAGGCTATTTATAATAAATCCAGAACGGATGAATTATTTATTAAAAAGAGCGATATCGTAGCAACCGATACTTCGAAAGCGCCGTCTTTTGCCGGGCAAATTGCTATCGTAGGTAACGCACTTTATATTGCAGAATCTACAGATAGCGCTAATTCTTGGCGAAAAGTTATGTTAGAACCTAACGATACTTTGTAACAAACAATATATCCCCGTACTTAGTGCGGGGATTTTTTCGTAATATAATAGTATATATTTTAAATTAACGAAAGGACATATTCATATGCCAGAAACTAATATATACGATTATGAGTTCACCGTTAACGAAAGTGAACCGAAACGTGCTGACATGTTAAATAGACTTAAGGATAGAGTTAAGCATGTCGATAAAAAAGAAGTCATCTCGTCCGACGAATTCGTCGATGGCAAATCTAATTTCGACGAAGATAAAGCATTAAGTGCTTTCTTATTATATAAGCTATTTCCGACTAAAGTAAATCTGTTAAATAGCTGCTATACTAAATCAGAAGTCGATAGCTTATTAAATGATCTCGTCGCTAAATATTATTTAAAAGATCAGATCGACTCGATGCTCGCGAATTTGAAGCAGGAACTAAAAACTTCTCTGGATACGACAGGCGACGGCTTAAAACAATTAGTTAATAGTCTTAAATCTGATTTAAGTAAACATCGTACGCTCGAAGAACTCGATCATCCCGATGCTAGCGTTACGACTCGTAAGATTCGCGATCATGCGATTACGAAAGACAAATTATCTGCCGATTTACTATTAAATATCGATGCTAAGGCTAATAAGGCGGGCGATACATTTACGGGCCTCGTAACGTTTAACGAAGGTTTAAAAATTCCGTCCTTAGATCTATTAAATACGAATACGTTTCACAGTATTAGTTCGAGTTTAAATACTCGTGGCGAATCCGATTTAGATGTCGGCACATATGATACGACTCATCAAGTAAATTTATGCTCGATTAATAATCCTGGCTGGCTCGATGCTAATCGTAATTTTAAGCGTTTCTTAGTTCAGAATGATCTTGACGATATTAATAATAAGATCAATGAATTAAGATCTAAAATGAATTCTGGTACTGGAAAAATATTATATGGTGATGGAAATGTACAGTCTGAAAGAATGAATAGAGTATTTAGATACCGTTCTCAAGGATATAAACATGAAGAAAATAATGTTTTATGGTTTAGAAAATATTGCGATTTACCAGAAAATTATACTCAGATCATGATTTCATTTATTATAGCACAAGAATCAAGAAGAGGAGGATCTCTTTCATATCATGCTTTCGTACAGCCTACATATATATTTTTAACAAAGCAATTGACTAATTCTTACGGGAGTTGGGCTAAAAATAGCTTAGAATTAAATGATAGAATTGATTTTTGGTGGATAGAAGATAATAAACTTTACGGACCAGATTCAATTCCATACGGAAATGTTTACGACTTAAAAATCTTTGTATTTTAGTAGTAATTATATCCTCTATATGATATACTAATAGTATATACAAGTATTATTGTTTTCATATGGAGGATATTTTTTTATGAAACAAATTAACGCCAATAATTTTTATTCATATTTAGTCGGCAACATTACTAATCATAAAATTAAGATTAGTATCTTAGCTTTCTTAACAGATATGTGGCACAAATATAAGCATGGTCAATTTCTATTAAAAGACGTAGTATATGATTATAGTAATAATAAAGTGCACCCATCTTTTTTAAAGAGTAGTGTTCCCGACGACTATATTATTGCTTATACTCTTGAGTCTTACGATATCGTTAATAGTATTAAAAAAATCGAAAATATGTCGATTAAAACTGATTTAATCGAAAAAATGATTCTCGAAAAGAAACCACAAAATCAAGAAGAAGCTTATAAACTCTTTATCGATGAATTAGTATTATTACTATTAATGGGAGCATCAGGCAATGATGGCGGCAAAGACAAACTTGTCGATTAATAATTATATCGAAACGTTAGTCGATATGTATTATCCGTCGTTCGATCCGCTCTTTACGAAAGTATCGCGAACTAATACTAAAGAAATTATTAAGTACGATATCGTCGGTAATTATTTATATGAACAACCTAGTCTTATCGAAGAAGACATACGTAAAAAATATATCTTTATCGCCGTAATTAAATTTCTGGCAATTACCAATTACGAACATATCGACTACGAGATTCATACGTTACGCGGCGAGATTCAGACATTATTATTTAAAGAACAAGCAAAGTATTTAGCTAAAGAATTTATTATTAAAAAATGCGAAGAAGCGACGTTTAACGAATTTAAAACATTCGTCAAAAAAGATTTCATAACAAACTTTCTTAATTACAAGTAAGAGCCTTTAACGAGGCTCTTATTTTTTTGTTCTTTTTTATCGAATATATGTTCGCCATAAGGATACAGATTGTGGTGCGTATATTTTTTTGGTAAGGATAAGTAGGAAAAAGAATTTATAAATAAGTATATTCTCAGTAAAGGTGTTTAAATGAGAAAAGCATACCTATAGTCAAAATTTGAAAAATTTTTAGAGGGGGTAAGTGTTTTATATATATATGGCCGATTGACCAAAGTTCGCCCCCCCGCCTTTGATTCATGGTGGTGTTTGGGACGAACGATGGTCGATTGGTCATGACCTTCATCATTGTGATGGGGTCAGTTTAAATAAAGACATTGTGTAAAACAAAACACTTCCTTCACAATGTCTATGTCTAATTGATGGGAGGAAAGGAAAACAAAATGAAAAAAGTATTAGTATTGACAATTGCAACAGTAATGGCAGTAGCTATGTTTGCATGGTGGTTAACACCAGTGCAACCTGTCTCTTATCAACTCCATATAGTGAGAGGAGGTGAAACATTGAATGGCATCATAATCGATGCCAACAAAAACTCTGATGTCGACTATGACATCAGAGAGGCTGCTGCAACAGCAGTGGCCGAATCTAAGAAGATGGAAGGAGGTGCACAAGGCTATCTTATCAAACCTGGTGATAAGATAGCAGTACCTATCTATCGCTAACAGGTTAAGTCCAGCTGTATGACTATAAACTATAGCACTATAACCTTGAACAATAGCAAAGGAGGTGATAGCTATGAACAAGGTTATAGTTATGTTCATACTGTTTATAGTATGGGCAATATCCTTAATAGTTCTTACATTGTATGTTATCAATATGATGTAGAGAACTATTAAAGAAAGCGTCGTGAGTTAGGACGCTATATAAATACTAACTCATTCTTTATATAAGAGCTATATTATATATAAGATATAGCTCTTATATAAGGGATATATTATGTCCTTTGTTTTTAATCCTTATATTAAAGGATGTTTTTTATTCGCCTATTAAGGCAGAGGAGGTCTATTATGACTACACAAGTTATTTTCATCGAAGTATTAGCTAACAAAAAATTTAACAAGAAGGTAGACGTTAGTGTTCGTACACCAGAAGTGTTCTGCAGTGCTGCTGCAGAATACTATAAAAAACATGGTTTTGAAACAGAAGTACGCCAATCCAAAAAAGATAAACGCTTTTACGGCGTATTCTCTAAGCGTAACGATAAAATTATGGCCGTTGCTGGACCAGAACAAAATGATTTTTTCTGGGCCAAGCATACAACAATAAAGCAAGAAGTTAACGAAGCTAATGGTGGCTTCATAAGACCAAAAGGTCAGAATAAAAACTTCTATGCTATTGTTAGCCCAGAATTTACTGGCTTCGTCTTAACATGGACTCAGTGTGAGGCCCTTGTTAAAGGGAAATCGGCGAAATTCAAAGGCTTTAATGCAATAGAAGCAGCTAAGGTTTGGATGCGTGAAAATAACGCTCCAGACTCTTGTTTCGAAGGATATACAGATTTAAAACAAATAAAATAATCTGTATAATGTTATTTGTCCGAAATGACGTTAAACTATTTTTATTTCAATACTTATAAGAGGAGGAAAAAACATGAGTATTAGAAATCTAAAAATGAAAGTAGCTGCACAAGAAGCGGTTAAAACTGTGTTCCATAATCACATGGAAGATCTCGGTGCGTTGCAACAATTCGAAACAGCAAACGTATCGAGTTTTACATTTGAGTTGAAAGGAAAGGCTAGAGTGCCATTAGCGCATGCTAGCATTTCCAGTCTTCCAGTTTCTGGTATTCTCGAGCATGGGGATACAATTCGTGCCAGTATTGCTACTGGTGTCATCTGTTTAGATGGCCCATCCGATGGTGTAAGATGGGAAAATAAAGTATTCGTTGACACGAATGCTTATATCCCAGGGATAGCGAAATTGGACTTTTCTCACTTAAAAGAAGTTCAAGATGTTATTGCAGTGCTTGAAATGACGAAGAAACATCCATTGCTTCGTTATTTAAATGCACTGCAATTATCACCATCAATGATTAGGCAATTGATGGTAGTAATGGTATTCGAGTCCGAACGTGAAAAGTTCGAGGCTCGTGTACAAGCGTTATGTGCACAAGGCTTCCATGCCATTGCACTAACGCCTGGTAAAGCGCAAAAGCTCAACACGTATGTTGGGCTATTTGCAGCTCCAGCACAGACTATTGAAATCGACTTAAACAAAGATTGCATTGCAATCGTACCTAAGCTCGATTCAACCGAGTTTGGTGATAGCTATGATGGCATGGCGTATCACAACCACGAGTGGTTTTGTGATACATATGGCATGCCGGCTAGTAAGCCTAGCTATCATCAGATGAGAATTACAGCCTTATCAATTAAGGTTGGTTCTCAACCACTCCATGCTAAATCTATGGAGGCTTGGAAACAAGCTTTCTTAGCTATGGATAAGGTTCAAGTCTTCGGTATGGAGGACGGTGTAATCCATGCCGAAAAGTTTGTTGATTATTATAAGAAAGGTAACTATAATGCTGCTATCTTTGGTAATCCGTCTGGTAGGCTTCTTGCCATTACCGATGAAAATGGCATGAAGCGTACACCTGAGTTAGCACCATCTCCTAAAGCATGGGAGTGGCGCATCCTTCAATTCTTCCACGAAACTCGTGGGAGAATCTCCACACAACACTGTCAATATGTTGTGTAGGAGCTTAGTTGTTTGTTCAGAGAGGAGAAAACTATGAACAAGAAATTAAATCGCGCATATATTGCGCAAGTAGCGAAAAAAGAAATTGCTTCTAAAATTGAAGCGCATTTCCATGGCAATTACCACGGTAGTGAGGTAGATAGAGCAGTAGCATTGATGCCAGAGCTTCTTCAAGAAGATGCTCAAATCGGCATCTCTTTCACAAAGAATATAGTTGAGGCTTTGAACAAAATGTTCGAAAACTCTAAATGGGATAGTAACTGTGGTAGCTTTATGGCTACTGCAGAAGTAGATCCTATTCTTAAATTCTCTGCAGTGCGTTTGGTAGAGGAGCACCAAATTGGTGTATCCAATGCTAAATTTGTTCATACTTTGAAAAAGTGCGGATATCGTGCTGTTGATATCACTGGAGAAGAAATATCTCCAGAGGTTAAAGAAGAGTTGATCAATGCAGAATCAGACAAAGCATTATTAGAACTCTGCCTTAACTTATCTATCGGCATCAAAGCTGAAGGTATCAGATTCCCTCATGCGGGGGAATCTTACAACGCCATGATTCTGTCTGCACAGCATTTTATCTGTTTATTGAATAACAGATATGATGCATACGTTAAGGACGCTATTAAATATTTAGTGTCTAAAGGCGTAGTAAACAACCTTGAGAAGTTAGCTCAAGGTTTAGTTGACGCTGCTTTAGATGAGCTAAAAATGATTCCGATTAGTGGATTCATTTGCACAGGCAGCGAAT